ATGCTGCAATCACCTCTACAGACATCACTGCTGATGCTGTAAGAATTGGTGTTGCTGCTTCTAACGAAATTGATACTACTGCTGGTAACCTCGTCCTTGACTCTGCTGGTGGCACAGTCAACATTACTGACGATGCTACTGTTAGCGGTAGTTTGGTTGTATCTGATCAGGTAACTATCAATGACACTCTACTCATTGATGCTACTAACGAAAACTTTGTCATCAGATCTTCTCTGGTTGACAAATTCACTGTTGACACTGACAACGGTAACACCTTTATTGCTGGCACAACTCAGATTGAAGGTCTGCTAACTGTCAATGCTGACATTGATCACAATGGTAGTCAAGATACTTCTGGCACACTGACTGTTGGTGGACGCACAGAGTTGAATGGTATTGTAGATGTTGATGCTGACTTCGCTGTCCGCTCTGGCACTACTGACAAGTTTACTATTGCTTCCGCAACTGGTAACTTCGCTACTACTGGTAACGGTAGTATCACAGGCACACTTTCAGTAACTGATACTGCTGCCTTTGCTGAGAAAGTTACACTCAGTGCTAATGAAACCGCTAACCGTCTAACTGCTAACGCAGCACTGATGGTCCCTAATGGTGGTATCTCAGTATTTGAAGATTCTTACTTTGGTCAAGATGTATATATCGGACCTGACCAAAATGAGACCATCACCTTCTTTGGTGCTACAGGTAACATCACTGCAGACGGCACAATCACTTCTGCTACTGTTTCTGCTACCACTGGTAACATCTCAACGGTTAACACAACCTCTAACGTCAACGTTGGTGGTAGTATTATCGTTAACACTAACAAGTTTATCGTCTTCGGTGCATCTGGTAATGTAGATATTGCTGGCACAGTTGACATTGCTGGTCGCACAATCATTGATGATACTCTGCAAGTTACATCAAGTGTAGACTTTGATTCTGATCTGAATGTTGATGGTAATCAACAACTAGATGGCACGCTGACTGTTGACAGCACCTCACTGTTTAAGGACAACATGGTCCTCCGTGGTGCTTCTAAGTCTATCAAGTTGCAGAATGGCAGCGGCACTGACAAGATTACACTTAACTCTACCTCAGGTAACGCTGAGATTACTGGTCTTTCAACTCTTGGAAGTTTGGAAGTTACTGGTAGCACCAGCATGGGTAGCACCCTGAATGTTACTGGGCAGATTACTGGTAACGTTACTGGTGATCTTACAGGTACTGCAGACAATGCAAATCTGGTTGACGTTACTGAGACAGCAACTTCTAACCTTACTTACTTCCCTGCATTCGTTTCCACTAACAATGGATTTACTGAAATCAGGACTGACTCTCAGCAACTTCAATACAATCCGTTTGAAAACAGACTGACTGTTACAAACTTCCGATCAACCACTGACTTTGAAGTCCAAGGTAACTTGAATGTTACTGGTGCTTTGACCTTCTTCCAGTCACAAGTTGGTAGTATTGCTAACCATGATACCGATGCTCTAACTGAGGGAAGCACAAATCTCTACTTTACTAATGAAAGAGTAGATGACCGTGTTGCTGCTCTTGTCCAAGGTGGCACTGGAATTGATGCTGCATATGATGATGCTGGAAACCTTCTCACTCTGTCTGTTGACTTCGGTGAGTATACAACTGACCAAGTTGTTGAAGGCACTGGTAATAAGTATTTCACTCAGGCGAGGACAAGAAATGCATTTACTTATGGCAACGGTATTGAGCATGATGGTAGTGGTGGTCTTCAGGTTACTCAAGCAGATATCAACACCGACAACATTACGGAAGGATCTACTAATCTATTCGTTACTGACTCCCGCACTCGCGGTGCATTGTCTGCTACTGGTGACCTCAGTTACAACGCTTCTACTGGTGTTTTCTCCTTCACTCAACGCACTGACGCTCAAGTAAATGCTCTTGCTGATACTCGTATCGGATTACAAGTTGGTGCAAACCTTGACCTTAGCAGTAAGGATACTGGTGATCTAGCAGAAGGATCTAACCTTTACTACACCAATGCTCGTGCTGATGCTCGTATCGCACTTCAAGTTGGTGCAAACCTTGACCTGAGCAATCAGGATACTGCCGATCTGGCAGAGGGCACTAACCTTTATTACACCAATGCTCGCGCTGATGCCCGCATCGCTCTTCAAGTTGGATCAAATCTTGATCTAAGCAATCAGAATACTGGTGATCTTGCAGAGGGAAGCAATCTTTATTACACAGACGCTCGTGCTGATGCTCGTGTTGTCGCTGGTATCACTGGAAAACTTGACGCATCTGCTGTTAGCACCTTCGGTGGCACTCTGATTGATGATGCTGATGCCGCTGCTGCTCGCAGCACTCTTGGATTGGGCACTGCTGCTACCACTGCTGCAACTGCATACGCAACTGCTGCACAAGGTGCTCTTGCTGATTCCGCTACACAACCAGGCGATCTTGAAACTGTAGCAACTAGCGGATCTTATAACGATCTTGCTAATCTGCCTACGCTCTTCTCTGGTGCATATGCTGATCTAACTGGCAAACCAACTCTAGGCACTGCAGCTGCAACTGCCTCTACTGATTATGCAACTGCCGCTCAAGGCACTAAAGCAGACACCGCTCTGCAGTCTGAGACGATTGATCTCACTACCCTCAAATCAGTAGTCGCTGCTTCCACCGACTTTGCTGACTTCCAGACCCGTATCGCTGCCCTTTGATAACCAATGGCTAAACCTACTTCCAAAGCAGAATTAAAGGAGTACTGCCTCCGTAGACTGGGTAAACCAGTCTTGGAGATTAACGTCTCCGATGATCAGATCGATGATGCTATCGATTACACCCTGCAAAAATTCCAACAGTTTCACTACGATGGATGTGAGAAGGTTTACCTGAAACATCAACTGACTCAGGACGTTGTTGATAGAGCACAGTTAGCTACTAACACAACTGGAGACGGTAGTGAAAATGACATCTGGTCTGAGTATCGAAATTATATTGAGATTCCTGAGCATATCCTTTCAGTGGAAGGTCTCTTCGGTTTTACCGATAAAGGCACTAGGAATATGTTTGATATTCGTTATCAGATGAGATTGAATGATCTGTATGATTTTACATCTACTCAGTTTTATCATTACTATATGATCCAGCAGCATCTGGAAACTATTGACTTCCTTCTAGAAGGTATGAAACCAGTTAGATATAGTGCTGTCCAAGACAGATTGTATATCGATTTTGACTGGAAGGCAGACGCTCTGGTTGGTCAGTATATTGTTATAAAAGCATATCGTGCTCTTGATCCAGATACATGGACAGAGATATACAATCAAACATGGGTTAAAGATTATGCCGCTGCTAAAATTAAAAAACAGTGGGGCACTAACCTTACTAAATTTACTGGAGTCCAAATGCCAGGTGGCGTGACTCTAAATGGTGAGATGATTTATAACGATGCTGTAGATGAGCTCAAGAATCTAGAAGAGCAACTACGCACTCAATGGGAATTACCACCACTAGACATGATCGGTTAAAATGGCAACTAATAGTTTCTTCACTCAAGGCACAACTGGAGAGCAAGATCTCACTGAGTCTCTTGTCATCGAGCAAATCAAGATGTTCGGTAAAGATGTTTATTATATTCCGAGGACTTTGGTTAATGAAGACACTGTTTTTGGAGAAGATAATCTATCATCATTCAATGGCGCTCATCTTATAGAAGCATACATTGAAGACGCTAATGGTTTTCGTGGCGATGGTGATATGTTTAGTAAATTCGGAGTCAGAATATCCGATCAAGTAACGTTTATTATTTCCCGTAAAAGGTTTACTGAAGCAGTAGACGATAACGCAACACTTATAGTAGAAGGACGACCAAATGAAGGTGACCTCATTCATTTCCCCCTTGCTAACAAAACATTTGAAATACAATTCGTTGAGCACGAAGTACCCTTCTATCAACTCGGAAAGATTCATGTCTGGGGTTTACGTTGTGAGCTCTTTGAATACTCTGATGAAGACTTCAACACTGGAGTCGCAGAGGTCGATGCTATTGAGCTCAACTTTGCCAACGCTATCACCGTCACCATGGCTGCGGGTGGGTCAGGAGACTTTACCGTTGGTGAGACTGTTACGGGCGGTACCTCCAACACTACCGCTGATGTAAAATCTTGGGACTCTGCAACTGGTAAGTTGATTGTCATTAACAGATCTGGTAGATTTACCATACCTGAATCTATTACTGGCAACACATCTAGTGCATCTTGGACAAGTGCAAATTACAATACCCTAAATAATGTGAATACTTCTGACACCATCGATACCAACTTTACTATCGAAACACAGGCAGATGGCATTCTAGACTTTACTGAAGGCAATCCCTTTGGTGAGTTTGGTAATTCTGGAGGCACTCTGTAATGCTAGGCACTTACACATATCACGAAATTATTAGGAAGACAGTTGTCGGATTCGGCACACTGTTTAATAACATTGAGCTTCGTCGCACAAAGGGATCGAAGACTGAAGTTATGAAGGTGCCACTGGCATACGGTCCTAAACAAAAATTCTTGGCACGCCTTCGTCAAGTTGGAGATTTGACTACACAAGATCAGGCACAGATCACTCTTCCCAGAGTATCTTTTGAGATTGGTGGTATCTCATATGATCCCACTAGGAAGTTATCTCCTATCTCTGCTATCAGAAATACCAAATCTGATGGTAAAGAGGCAAAATCTTTTATGCCTGTGCCATACAATATCAATTTTGAATTGGCAATTCTTGCAAAAAATCAGGATGACTCTTTACAAATTTTAGAGCAGATTCTTCCTTTTTTCCAACCTAGTTTTAATCTCACCATGAATCTAATTCCAGATCTAGGTGAGAAGAGAGACTATCCTGTAACTCTTACGTCAGTAGATTATAGTGATGAATATGAGGGTGACTACGACACACGTCGCACACTTGTATATACACTGCAATTCGTTGCTAAGACTTACCTGTATGGTCCTATAAGCGACGCAACAGGTGAAGTCATTAAGAAAGTCCAAGTGGACTATTCAACCAACGTGGACAGGCAGGCACCACGCGAATTGCGTTACACAGTCCAACCAGATCCTCTTACTGCGGATCCTACAGACGATTTTGGATTCAACGAGTTTACATCACACTTTGTTGATTCTAAAGATTACAACCCAGTCACAGGACAAGATGAATAATTTTGAAGGTATCGAAGACGCTCTTGATGTAGATAGTGATATTGTCCCTGCATCAAAACCTGCACCTCCAAAGCAGGTAGAAGAGTTTGCTTCTACAAAAGACCAGTTAAAAAAAGATTACGAATACACAAGAGGCAACCTATACTCTCTCATTGAGAAAGGACAGGAAGCAGTTGACGGTATCCTTGATCTTGCTCAGCAGTCTGATCAACCAAGAGCATTTGAAGTTGCTGGTCAGTTGATCAAACATGTTGGTGATGTAGCGGATAAACTCGTAGACCTTCAAAAGAAAGTTAACGAGATTGAAAATCCCAAAAAGTCCAAAGAAGTTAATACCACAAACAATACTATGTTTGTAGGTAGCACAGCAGATCTCGCTAAGTTTCTAAAACAACAACGCGATAAATAGTAATCGTAGGAGTACGTATTAACAATGTCAGTATTAAACGTCATTGACACCCAAACCATTTCTGCAAGTGGCAGTGGCTACGTTGTGGTGAGCTCAGGTGTCCTTCGCTGCTATGCAGCATCAGCGTCCACTATCCAGATAGATGCTGGTCCTGCCGTAACGCTTGCAGCAGGCGATGCACTGCTCCTGTCTTGCGGTAAGTCAAAGAATGCTCAGATCAGTGCGATGTCTGATGCAGCTACCGCAGTTGTCACCGTCCTTGGTGGTGGCACTCCCGCACACAGATTTGCCGTTGGTGATTTTATTGCAACCCAAGCTAATAGCGATACAGCATTTACGAGTGACTTCGTTGCTGCTGCATCTGATGGTAAGAAAGTAACTGCTGTTACTGATACCACGATCACTACGGATTATGACTCTAGTGGAGCAAGTGGTGATTATTCTTTATCAACTGCAGATATTGAAGCAGGGACTGTCCCAACTATTAGGAGAGCAGTCAAACTCACAGCAGGATCTGCCGATGTTGTTGTCGAGCAAGTCCAAGTCGTCGGAGGATGACAAATGCCAGCGGTCTCGAAAGCCCAACAACGATTCTTCGGGATGGTTAGAGCGGCTCAGAAAGGCGAAATGGATTCCCCGTCGCCACAGATTCAAAGAGCTGCTGCCAGCATAAAGAAAAAGGATGCGAAAGATTTTGCATCTACAAAACATAAAGGTTTACCAGAGAAAAAAATGAAATCTTTTTCCGAAATGCAACATCTCCCCGAAGAGGAGTATGATCACTATCGCGATAGGCAACTAGAGCGAGGTACGTGGAGGTCTTCTAGTAGCAATAGACCTAGCACTGGTGGGACGCAATCTAAGGCAAAAGGTAAAACCCCCATGCAGAAAGCAGATGATAAGAAGTATGGCGCTGGCACCTCTGCAATAGACAGAGTAAAGGCAGATATCATCGCTAAGTATGGCAAGGGTGCCATTATGAAAACTAAGAAAGAAGCAGTTGAATATACAGGACCAAACAAAGACGAAAGAAAACAAATTAAAAAACTTGATAACCCTACTTACGCTAAGAAGTTAGCAGAGTATGAAAAGAATATGGATCCTAAAAAACGTCAGGCACTTAGAGATAAAGCAACTAAGGGCATGAAGTTTACCCATGAAGGGAAAGATCATAAGGATGTAAAAGGCATTGCCAAAGAATTAGATAAAGCGGTAGAGATGCATAAGAGTCAGGCCAAACGACTCCGAAAAGCAAATGTATCAGAAGAGAAAAAAGGTCTCTACGCCAATATTCATGCTAAAAGAAAGAGGGGCGAAGCGCCTGCAAAACCTGGCGATGAGGACTACCCTGCAAAGGATGCTTTCAAAAAGGCAGCAAAAACTGCGAAAGAAGAAGTAGATGTTTATGAGGCATCTCGTCCTTCTATGGCTCAGATCTGGGCAGATCGCCGTAACAAGGCACACCGTGAGGCTGGTTACGCTAAAGACCAAATCAAATGGGAGAAGAGAAAGGACAAAAAGGAAGTAAAAAAAGAAGAAGCACTTGATGAAGTAATCAAGATGTCTCGTGCAGAGTATAAGAAGATTCATAAGGACTTCAAATCTGACGATCCCAAGAAACCTAGGACTACTAAGTATGAGCCAGGTAAGGGCACAGTCTCACATGCTGTTGAATTTACAGATGATTATCAACCTGAGGGACAATCTCTAGAAGAGAAGAGGAAAGGTCTCTGGGCAAACATTCATGCTAAGCGTAAGCGTGGAGAGCGTCCTGCTAAACCTGGTGAGAAAGACTATCCTAAAACTCTCAATGTAGAGGCAAAGGTGGATGAGAAGTTACCTGATTATAAGAGAGCAACTGCTAGAGACAAGAGATACGGTAATCCACATGGGTCACATGAGCTAGGTGGTGGTATCAGAAAGGATAGAAGAGCAGACCATGAAATCAGAAGAGGTAAAAAGACTAGGGTAAAACTAAAAGAAGATATGTGGGATCAGGTTGACATCTTTGCGGAGATGAATGACTGGGAGATCTCTCTACTCAGTGATGAGCTTATCGAAGATATTATCACTGATGTCTTTATTGAAGAATTACAAGAAGGTAGAGACATTGATAGCATCACAAATATGCTTTGTGAGTCTGTTGATTATTCTCTAAATCTCTTGACAGAAGTATCAGATTCATATTATGATAGTGCTGTAGAGGCATCTAAAAAAGCATCTAGGACTCCTGCAGTTAAAGCAGCGAATCGTAGAGCAAAACTTGAGAAGGTTAAAGGTGCTGCCAAGAGAGTTGGTAGTGCTCTAAAATCTGGTCTCAAAACTGGTGCTAAACTAGCACGCAAAGGCGCTGTAAAAGGTGCTGAAGTTGCTGGTAAAGTAGCAGGTCACGCGAAAAATCTCGCGAAGGACATGGGGAGTGCAGCTAAGAAGGGATACGATTCCACTCAATCGTCTTCATCTTCTAGCAGCAGCAGCGATTCCTCCTCATCTTCTTCGTCTTCCTCTTCCTCTAGTGATTCTAGTGAATCTAAACCTAAGAAACCTGGTTTACTCAGTAGAATTGGTAGCAAACTGAAGCGTGGTATCAAGAAAGCAGTTGGTGCTGGTGCAAGATCTCTATCCCGTGGCGCACGCAACGTTGCACGTCGTTTGGGTGAAGAGACTATTGTAGAGCGTGGTGACTACTGGCATCCTGATCCTGATAAGGATCGTAAGTTAGGTGGTCCTGGCGCTAACCAACGTGCTCGTGAAGATCGTGCTGCAGCATCAAAACCTAAGGAGGATCCTAAGAAACTCCGTCCAGGTGAGTCCTACATGGACTATGCTAAACGTCATGGATACAAGTCACCTAAAGATAGAAAGTCTTATAGTAGCAGTGGTAAAACACCTGCTGACAGACTGAATAAATTAGGTGCCAACATCAAAAAGAAAGAAGGTATTGGTGACAAGATCAAGCGCAAACTTGGTCTGAAGAGAGAGGATATTCAAGTCCTTTCATTCAGTGCATACCTCTCAGAGGGCAACCGCACTGGTCGCATGATGCAGAAGTCCAAGACTCAGGTTACTGGTCACATCTCTGCTGACCGTGGATCTGATGAGAAGAAAAATCGCGAAGGTCGCAAGACCTTGGAGAAAGATCTCAAGAAGCACGGTATCGGTCACAAGAAAGGTGTGGGCGAGTATAAGTATGACAGTGGAGAAACTGGCCGAGAAGTTTCCTATCAGACCTCAAAACCTGATAAGATGTCTAAGAGGCGTTTTGGCAAAGTCATGCGTCGCCTTGGTCGTAAGCACGGTCAAGAGTCTGTAATTACCAAAGATAAATCAAAACCTGCTAAATTACACTATACTGAGAAAGGTAGTAAAGAAAAATCCGATACTCTCGGAAAGACTAAAGCAGGCAAGCACCCTAAAGGTTACGGTGAAACATCTGGGACCAAAGCAAGGGGTGGTAAATTACCTAAGAAAACTAACAAATCATCTTATCACTATGGCAACTAATCGTACCTGTCAATACTGTGGCATCACTGTGCCTCTCGGACACCAACGTCCTAAAACTTGGATTGAAAAACATGAATTAAATTGTGCCCGTAACCCTAAGAATAAAGAAGAATGAAATCCTTTTCCCAATTCGTAGCAGAGCAAGACAACGTAGATGAAGGCGTTGGTCTAGCAGTAGCGAGAGCTATTGATAAGACTAACCCACCCTTGGGTAGACCATCTAAACGTAAGAGTATTTCGCATGCTCTGAAGATGAGGGAAGTAATGAAAGGTCCGAAGAAAAGAAAGGATGATAAGAAAAAATCTCCTGTTAATTTCTTGCAGGACAAAGAATCAACCAATGAAGACTGGCAGAAAAAGTCAGGTAAAAACAGTGAAGGAGGACTGAATGAAAAAGGGCGGAAGTCGTATGAGCGTGAAAACCCAGGAAGCGATCTTAAGAGACCTACAAAGAAAGTTGGGAACCCTCGTAGAGCGAGTTTTTGTGCGAGGATGAAAGGGATGAAGCGTAAGCTTACATCCAAAAAGACTGCTAGTGATCCCGATAGCAGGATCAATAAATCACTTAGAGCTTGGAATTGTTGAGGAAATAAGTTATGGACGGCATGAATTTCTCCGACCTAAAGTTGGAGAGGAAGGAGTGTGCGAAATGTGGTGCTACTTGGATTAACGGAAAGCATATATGGCGTGGCACTGGTGCATCAGGAGACTCTTCTGAGTTAGATCTTGCTGGTCTAGTGTGCAATAATTATGGTGATGATCAGTGTATAAATCCTATGAAAGGTAAGACTGGTGGAGAGACTTGGGAGTATCGTGCTGGGTATATTGATGGCATGATTAAAGGTAGAATGGACACTATGAAGGGGTTAGGAAACCTTGACAGTGATTCATAAGGAGTAGGTATAAACCCTCTATATACAGTAGTTACATAAGGATTAGATGAAGTTTCTAGTTGCATTCATTGCTTCATTTTTCCTCGCAGCGCCTGCATTTGCCGTCGATGTCCAAATGGGATACGACGGTAATCTTGTATTTGAGCCTGCTGAGGTCACAATCTCCGTTGGAGAATCAGTCCACTTCGTGAATAATATGCTACCTCCACACAATGTTATTGTTGAAGGTCGCCCAGACATGGCACACGAATCTCTTGCTATGCTTCCTGGTGAGGAGTTTGACATTGACTTTTCACAGGCAGGGGACTATAATTATTGGTGCGCTCCCCATAAAG